GATCAACTTCAAGTCTTAAAATTAAATCTTTTGAAGATTATCAAAATAATTACGAAGACGCTGTTACATATAGATTAGCTGCAAGAAACCCAGGCAGTTATGCAAACGGAATGAAGGTTGCATTCATTGATGGTGCTGCAGATCAACAACTTCATGTTACTCCTCATGTGGTAGCAAACGTTACTGTTGGTATGGCGGTTACACAACCTATCAGTGGAACAATCGTTGGCCCTGGCACAACATCAACCGCAGACGGGTATATTCAAGGTGTTGTTACTGGTGTTGGTGCAAGTACAGTTGATGTCAAGATTGCAAATCGTGTTTCTGCTGCTGGAACAATTTTCCCAGCAACATATACAGAAGACGGGATCTTTGCATTCACAACAGGAACAAAAACAAGTAACACATTACCTGGCCCTGGCGTTCTATTTTCAACTAGTTCTTCAACTATTGCGAACCCTGACGCTGGTATTTCAACTTGTGCAACAGTTTTCCAAGTAGATGACTGGTATGATAATCAGTTCATTCAGTTAAAGAATGGTGCATTACAGTGGAAAGAGATTGCTGAGAAACCAGGCACAAGTGGATACTCTGCTGCAAGAAATGGTTCTAATGACGAACTTCATATTGTAGTTGTTGATGATACTGGAAAGATTTCTGGAGCAACAGGTGCAATTCTTGAGAAGTTTACATTCTTATCAAAGGCAGATGATGCAAAGAACTCCTTTGGAGATGCAATCTACTACAAAGATAGAATTTCTGAACAGTCTAACAACATCTTTGTTGGAATTGCAACTGGAAACGGTTCAATCGCATCTGGTATCATAACTGCATTCACTCCATCATCAACATCAGATAATACTTGGAGTCAAGATGCACAGGATGTAGATTTCAACTTTGTAGGTAACAAACTCTATGAGTTACAGGGTGGTAAAGATTACTCTGGTGTAAGTACAGAAGGTGGTTATTCAACATCTCTCGGAAACATAATCGGTGGTTATGAAATCTTTGAGAATGAGGCAGAATATGCAGTTAACTTCTTACTCAACGGCCCTGGCATCACAGGTAGTCAAACAGAGTCACAAGCAAAAGCAAACAAGTTGATTGCGATTGCAGAACAGAGAAAGGATTGTTTAGCAGTTATCTCTCCAAACAGAGAGACAGTTGTTAATGTAACAAATGCAAAACAACAGACTAAGAACGTTATACAGTTCTATGATCCAATTACATCATCATCTTTTGCAGTCTTTGACTCAGGTTATAAGTATCAGTTTGATAGATTTAACAACGCATTTAGATTCATGCCACTGAACGGTGATATTGCTGGACTAATGGCAAGAACATCTGAAGAGCAGTTCCCTTGGTTCTCACCTGCTGGGCCTCAAAGAGGAAATATCTTGAATACTGTTAAACTTGCATACAATCCTAATAAGGTAGAAAGAGATTCTCTATATGTCAAGAGAATTAACCCAGTGATATTCTCACCTGGCGGTGGATTCCTCTTATTTGGTGATAAGACAGGACTTGCAATTGCTTCTGCCTTTGACAGAATTAACGTTCGTCGTCTATTCTTGAACCTAGAGGCAAGAATTGAAATTGCTGCGAGAACTCAACTCTTTGAATTCAACGATGATATTACAAGAGCAAACTTCCGTAATATCGTTGAACCATTCCTTCGTGGAGTTCAAGCGAAGAGAGGTTTATCAGACTTCGTAGTTATTTGTGATGAAACAAACAACACACCTGATGTCATTGATGGAAATGAGTTTAAGGCTGATATCTTTATCAAACCAGCTCGTTCAATTAACTTCATCGGTCTTACATTCGTTGCGACTAGAACTGGAGTTTCCTTCAGTGAAGTCATAGGTCGAGTTTAATTTAATCCCACTAAATAACAAAAGGAGTTAACAAAGAAAATGGCTGAAACATTTATAAACAGAAACATACAAGAGTTTCGATCCAGAATGACTGGTGGTGGTGCAAGATCGAATTTATTTGAAGTTGAAATCACCTTCCCAGACGGTCTCGGAATTAACGAAAGTCTTGTTAGTGATAAAGTTCCTTTCCTAGTCAAAGCTGCTGAAATACCAGCTTCAAACTTAGGAAACATCCCTGTTCCATACAGAGGTCGTGTTCTTCCTATTGCTGGAGATCGTACTTTTGATCCTTGGACAGTAACTATTATCAATGATACTGATTTTCTAATCAGAGATGCAATGGAAAAGTGGAGTAATTCCATTAATGACATTCAAACAGCTCAGGGTGAAGTCAACCCAGAAACTTATCAAAAAAGTGCAAGAGTATTTCAGAAGAGTAGACTAGGTGAAGGGCCTGGAGACACTGAAAAAGATTTAAGAATCTATAAGTTTGAAGGAATTTATCCAAACGTAGTTAGTTCTATTCCTCTTGATTTTGGTGCAACAGATCAAATTGAAGAGTTCCAAGTAACATTCAACTACTTGTTCTATGATGTACAAACTGCTGGCGGATTAACTTTAAACGACTAGTTGATTTTTATCGTAGTTTAGGATATAATATAAATACCAGTAAAGGTATAATTATACAATGGCACAACTATTTGGTTTCTCGATTGATGATTCGTATAAGAAACCGTCACCATCAGTAGTCTCACCTGTCCCCAAAAATAATGAGGACGGTGCGGACTACTATTTGGCGTCTGGATTTTATGGACAATATCTTGATGTAGAGGGAGTATTTAAAACAGAATATGATTTAATTCGTAGATATCGTGAGATGGCACTTCATCCCGAAGTTGATTCTGCGATAGAAGATATATTGTGCGAAGCTATAGTTTCAGATCAAAATGATTCACCAATACAAATTGATCTCGAAAATTTAAATGTAGGGCCAAATATTAAAGATCTTATTCGTGGAGAGTTTCAGTATATTAAAGAAATGCTGGACTTTGATAAAAAAGCACATGAAATATTTCGTAATTGGTATGTAGATGGAAGAATATATTATCATAAAGTCATAGATTTAGAAAAACCAGAAGAAGGAATTAAGGAACTTAGATATATTGATGCTCTTAAAATCAAATATGTAAGAGAACAAAAGAAAAAAGGTGGTGCAAACGCAATACAATATACGCCAGGCAATAATCCAGGCGCTAGTAATGATCCACTAAATGCAGATTTTGAAGGTTTAACAGAATATTTTATATACACTCCACACTCATATCAAAAAAATCAATATGGTTCTGTTGCAGTCACAGGACAACAAAAGGATGCAGTTAAGTTTGCTAAAGATGCTATTGCGTATTGTACATCAGGTTTAGTAGATCGTAACAAACAAACTGTTCTTTCTTATCTACAGAAAGCAATCAAGGCACTTAATCAACTTCGCATGATTGAAGATAGTCTTGTAATTTATAGATTGTCAAGAGCTCCAGAAAGAAGAATATTTTATATTGATGTAGGTAATTTACCAAAGGCAAAGGCAGAACAATATCTTCGTGAAGTTATGGCCAGATATCGTAACAAACTAACTTACGATGCAAACACTGGTGAAATTCGTGATGATAAAAAATATATGTCAATGATGGAGGATTTCTGGCTTCCTCGTCGTGAAGGTGGTCGTGGAACTGAGATATCAACATTGCCTGGCGGACAAAACTTAGGAGAACTTACTGATGTAGAGTATTTTCAAAAGAAACTTTTCAGATCTTTAAATGTTCCAGAGTCTCGTTTAGCTGATAATAGTGGATTTAGTTTAGGTCGTTCATCTGAAATATTAAGAGACGAACTTAAATTTACTAAGTTTGTTGGAAGAATGAGAAAGAGATTTAGTAATCTTTTCCATGACATACTTAAAACTCAATTGATTCTTAAAAATATTTGCACTCCCGAAGAATGGGAACAGATGAGTGATCATATTCAATACGATTACTTATATGATAATCATTTTGCAGAATTAAAAGACGCTGAATTAATGAATGATAGATTGGGACTTGTTGCAAGTGCTGATCCTTACATTGGAAAATATTTTTCTATCGATTACATTAGACGTAAGATTTTACGTCAGACTGATATGGATATTGCAGAACAGAATAGATTAATGGATGAAGAGAGATCTGCTGGTATGATTCCACCAACTGAACAAGAGATGCAGATTGCACAAATGACGATGGATGCAGAACAAAAAACTCAAACAAGTAAACCTAAAAGTGAAGTAGAACCAGATGTTGATACAGATAGTGTCGAGGCTCCAGAATCTCCCAAAGGTGGCGAGATATAAATAAAACATAGGTATAGGATTTTTATCTCATGGATGAATTAATGAACTTGATGATTGCGGATGAATCTCCATCTGAAATTAGCGATTCAATAAAAACTCAATTAATGCAGAAGGCTACCGCAAGAATAGATGCTCTTAAACCTGCGGTTACAAATGCAATGATGGGTTATGAACTTGAATCTGAAGAAGATGTAGAACCAGAAGCAGAAGTTGGTGAACTTGATTATGAAGAAGAAACCGAAGAGGAAGAGTAAATGGCACATCAACCTGTAGGCGCTGGTTTTAGTTTTGCAACAAATCAAACAAGTGCTTCACAAACTTTTACAGTACAATCGGACACACTTAGAGTTGTTGCTAAAAACGCTGGTCAACATGTAGCCATTGGAACTACTGGGCCTGCAACTACGACTGATTATTATGTCCCTGCAAATGGTTCTGCAACTTTAAATTTAGGTAGAGTTAGTTCTATCGGAGTCGCTGGAATTACAAAAGGAGCTGCAACAGTTATCACACTTCCAGAGGGAATGGGTAATCCATTTAAAGTTGATGATGTAATTGTGATATCTGGTGTCACTGGTGTAACAGGATTTAATACAACTGCAAAAATAGTTTCGATTCAAGAAGCTAGAGCCAGAGGTTTTGCACAGTTTGGTGCAGAATTAACAATTGATCATGACAGTCGAACTCTTAATTCCGACAACGCAGTTGTTACTGCTGCAGCGGCAAGAAGACAATTAACTGTTTCAGCGGTAACTGACCATACAACAGCTGGTCAATTATTTGCACAACAGGTTCAAATATCAGGAGTACAATAATGAAACTCATTACAGAAGAAATAGAACAGGTTGAAGTTATTGTTGAAAATCGCAACGGTAAGAAGAACTTGTTTATTGAAGGTGTATTCCTTCAAGGTGAAATAAAAAATCGTAATGGTAGAATGTATCCAATGCAAACTCTTGCTCGTGAAGTTGGAAGATATAACGAAAACTTTGTTGAGAAAGGTAGAGCTCTTGGAGAACTAGGTCATCCAGATGGCCCGACTGTCAATCTTGACAGAGTATCACATAAAATTGTTTCACTTAGAGAAAGTGGAAATAACTTTATAGGAAAAGCAAAGATTCTTAGTACACCAATGGGTAAAATCGCATCTAATTTATTAGGTGAGGGTGTTAAACTTGGTGTTTCATCAAGAGGTGTAGGGTCTTTAAATAAGACTAACGAAGGATACAGTGTGGTAGGAGAAGATTTTACTCTTGCTACTGCTGCTGATATCGTTGCAGATCCCTCTGCTCCAGACGCTTTCGTAGATGGCATTATGGAAGGAAAGGATTGGGTATGGGATGGCGGCATACTTCGTGAGAGGATTGCAACTAGAACATACAAGAGAATCAACACTCTAGTTGATCAAAATAAATTAGACGAAAAGAAATTAAGCGTCTTTGAAGATTTCTTAGCAAATCTTTAAATATATAAATAAAAACAGATTATACAAAAGGTAATTCGGAGAGTTCAAATGTCCCGTGGGAAAAATTTACAAGAAATGGAGAACGCCGTAACCAAAGGTGCAGCACCCGCTGAGCCCATGCAAACCATGGCAGGCGTGAGTTATGAAGACCTCGGTGGCCCAACTCCAGAAAATAATTCACCAACAGACGATTCTAATAAATTAAAGGATCCAGCTGGTGAAGGTTCATATGCAGCAAATTTAAAATCAGTAAAAGGTGTTATGTCTAAATCAGAAACCCCTAAAGCTCCAAAAATGGAAGAAGCAGAAACTGAAGAGGAAGTAGTTGCAGAAGACCAAACTTCAGAAGAAGTAGTTGCTGAGGAAGAGGAAGTTACTGAACTTCCAGAAATCACTGATGAAGTAGACATCGAAGATGATGTTAACGCACTTCTCGGTGGTCAGGAACTCTCCGAAGAGTTTAGAGAGAAAGCTAAGACAATTTTCGAGGCTGCTCTAAAGTCTAAAGTTACCGAACTTAGAGAGGCCATGGAATCTCACTACGAAGCAAAGCTCGTAGAAGAGGTCGAAGGCATGAAAAACGAACTCGTCGAGCGTGTTGACTCTTACTTAGAGTATGTCGCAGATGAGTGGTTACAAGAAAACGCACTACAAGTAGAGCGTGGAATTAGAACCGAAATGACTGAATCATTCCTCGAAGGAATGAGAGGTCTATTTGAAGATCATTATGTATCAATCCCTGAAGATAAATATGATGTCGTTGAGAATATGGTAGACAAACTTGACGAAATGGAATCAAAACTCAACGAGCAAATCGAGAAAAATATATCTATCACTAAGAGTCTCTCCGAGGCAACAGGTGGTAATATCCTTTCCGATGTTTCTGAAGGCTTATCAAGTACTCAGAAGGAAAAGCTCGCTTCACTTGCCGAAGGTGTTGAGTTTGAAAGTGAAGAATCTTATAAGGAAAAGCTTGAGACTCTAAAAGAGTCATACTTTAAGGCTGCTCCAAAAAGAAGTGACTCGGAAGTGTTAAACGAAAACGCTGCGACACCAGAAAATGTTTCTGGTAGTATGGCGGCATACATCCAGGAACTATCCCATGCCACTAAAAAGTGAATCTCAACTTGTTAATTAATCAAACGTAAACTTATTAGGTAAAAACGCAAATGTTTGGCAACGCAGAACAATTGCAAGAGAAGTGGAAGCCCCTTCTAGAACATGATGGAATTGATGCTATCAAGGACAATCATCGTAAAGCGGTAACTGCTGTCTTGCTTGAGAACCAAGAAAGATTTTTAACAGAGGAAAGATCATTCCTCTCAGAAGCTCCAACAGT